CCTAGATATTCACACGATAAGTCTTATGTTATTATTAAAGGTGAATGGTCTATGAAAGATGGCGTGCTAACAGAATTAATGGAACTAGGTGATGGAGTAGACTATCCTAATTTTAGTGTGCTAACCAAATCAGAAGCACAAGCATTAGTAAACAGTAACACATTTACAGGAGAATAAAATGAGTTTATTAGTTAATATTAAAAAAAATGAAGGTTATATTAGCACCGTATACAAAGATAGTTTAGGAATAGATACTATTGGTTATGGTTTTGCTATAAAAGACCTTAATCTTGAAGAGGATATCTGTGAATTAATATTACAAAGAAAAATAGACGCATTAAGAAATGAAGTTTCAAAGCGTTTTAAGTGGTATAACAATATGCCAATAATAATAAAAGATGTTGTTATTGAAATGTGCTACCAAATGGGTGTTAACGGTTTTTCTAAATTTAAAAAAACTATTAATTACTTATCTAAAGAGAAGTTTAGTAGAGCTTCTTTAGAAATGCTTGACAGTAAGTGGGCTGTGCAAACTCCAGGGAGAGCTAAGCAATTAAGTGAAAGGGTGAAAAATATTGGGGAAGATAAAAGCTAAACGTGTAGTAAAGAGGGCTATTGTAACGCCTGATAAACATTTTCCATTGCATGACCAAAAGGCAATTAATGTTGTTTGTCAAGCAATTAAAAAAGTAAAGCCTGATATTTATATAGATTTAGGAGACACAGGTGAATGGGAACATTTTAGTAACCATTTTTGGAAAGGTAAAAATCAAAAGCCTTTAGAGGATTTAATTCCTTTGTTAGACAAAGAAGTGAAGCAAGTTAATAAAGGTATGAACCAAATTGACAGGGCTTTAGATAGTACTAAATGTACTGAAAGGCATTTTGTACAGGGCAACCATGAGGTTTGGCTTGATAATTTTGTAGTTAAATATCCATATTTAGCTAAGTATAAGACAGAAAACGCTTTAAAATTAAAACAACGTGGTTATGAATACCACCCTTATTTTAGAAAAAAGCTATTAAAAATAGGTAAATTAAATTTTACGCATGGTCATAGAACAGGAGTTCATCATGCTAAAGCACATTTAATGATGTATGGAGAATCGGTTATGTATGGACATACGCATGATATACAAAGACATACGCATAGCTCACTAGGTGGAACAATATCTGCTTGGAGCTTAGGTTGCTTAAAAGATATAGATAAAGATGAAGATTGGTTGAGAGGTAATTTAACTAATTGGAATCATGCCTTTGCCATTATTGACTTCTTTCCTAATGGTAATTATGTAGTACAAGTTATAGAAATAATTAAAGGTAAAACTATTTTGTGGGGAGAAGAACTGAATGGAAGTAAAAAGTAATGGATTTATTTACAGTATTGGAACAGTTTGGAATACCCGTCACAATGACGATAGCGTTCGGATTCTTTATATGGAGACAAAACAAGTTCATACAGGAAACTTTAATGACAGAGTTAGACCAAGACTTCAAGAGGTTGGAAGGTATTATTATTAAGCTGATTGACCAGCAAAAAAAAGTACAAATGGAACAAAAGAAACTAAACGGAATATTTAAAGCTCAAGTAGAAATAATCGCTAGATTGTCTGGTAATGGCTTAAAAGATAAATTCCTTAGAATAATGGAACAAGGAGGCATGAAAGATGATTGATACTACTATAAGTGTGGGTAATATATTTACCGTGCTAACGGTGGCAGGAACTTTATTTTTTACTACAGGAACATATTCTACAAAAATAGATACAGTTCAAAATAACCAAGAAAAATCTGTTGTAAGAATATTTAAAAATGAAGAAGCTATCGTTAATTTAAAAGTTGGCGTCGCTAAAATAGAAACACAACTTGATGATAGGTTTGATAGGTTAGAAGAAATTATATTGGATTTAGAATGATAATACCTAAAATGTTAATAAACGCAGTGGCAAATAGTTTAAGTAAACATTTTAAGCTAGATAAAATTATGTCATATGTTTTTGATAATAATGAGCTAGATGATAAAACAAAAGAGCTAGAAAATAGAATAATAATCTTAGAAAAAATAACAGCAAAGGAGAAATAATGTCAGGATTTGGCAAAATAGTCGCTGGATATATATTCAATGACGAAATGAAAGAAAAAATGATAAAAAAAATGAATGAGAATGTTGATATTCCATTTATATCAGAAAAAACAGAAGCTAAAATCTTGGATGCTATATGGGATAGTGTTGAAGATACAGTAAAAGAGGCTTTAATAAAGGAATAATTAAATAAAATAAAAAAAAGTTGCATTGAATATCATATTCATCGTACATTCTAAGCGTCCTCCCAGGGCGCTTTTTGTTTATTGTTTATTTACGTGTGGACGGGGGTGCTAAGCCTCCGTCTACAGAAAAGGGTTTTTTGGAAAAAGAGATAAAGTATAAAAAATGTTCAAATAAAAAATGTGATAACATTGGACATCTTATCCCCCTTAGTGAATTTCCAATAAAAAAAGAAGCAAAAGATAACAGGTACGCATGGTGCAAAAAGTGCTTTGTTAGGGAGACAAGGGTGTTAAGAGATAGAAGACAAAGAATATACAAAGAAGCTTCAGGTGGTAAATGGTGGTTATTTCAGCATTGGATGTATAACTGTTCAGCACCTAAGAGGAGGAGAAACAGATGAGAGGAAGTTACAACCCAACACTTTTAAAAGATACACAGATTAGAGGTTGGTTTAACAGAGAGGGTGTGCAAGTTACAAAGGATGCACTAAACGAATTACATAGATACATAGAGAACCATATGAAGATAGTTACAAAAGAAGTTAAGAAGCGAAAAATTGTTAGACTAAGTTATAGCGACGTAGCAAAGATATTACAAGAGCAATGGTCTTAGCTGAAATAGATTTAAAAACAAAGAGAATAATTCTTGACTGCACTTATGAAGATAAGAGTGTTGTTAAGAGTTTGGGTGCTTTATGGAACAAACACGTTAAGCAGTGGTATTTTCCTACTTCAAACTTCCCTATAATAGATGCACTACATAAGTGTTCAGATGTTACTTTAGGTAGAGACTTAGATAAGCTTTACAGAGAACTTAAATATAGAGAAGTATACTCCAATAAAATAAAACATGCTAATTTAAATGATATACCTATAGAAGATGGTTTTGATAATCTGTACGGACATCAGAAGAAAACTTTAGCTTTTGGTTCTGCTAGGAGACAATATGCGGATTTATCTGATTGTGGGACAGGGAAAACTATAGCCACTTTATCTGTTGTTATGGAACTTAACTATAAGCATAAGGGAGAAATAAAGGCTTTAGTAGTCGCACCTAAAAGTATTATAATGTCTGGCTGGATAGCTGACTGTGAAAAAGCTTTTCCAGGACTTGTTGCCATACCAGTTGTAGGTAGCAGGCAGGAAAAATTAAAAGCATTTGAACAGGATGCTAATGTGTATGTTACAAATTATGAAACTATGAATCAAGGGTTTGGCATTCCTGAAGGTTTTTTTGATATGCTAATATGTGATGAGGCTGTAAAACTTAAAAATCCTAATGCTCAATGGACTAAGAGTATTACTGAATTGTCTAAAACTGTTGATTATAAAGTTATAATATCTGGATTAATAACACCTAATAATTTAATGGAAATATATGCACCATTCAATATATTAGAGTATGGTATACTAGGTAGGTCGTTTTACCAGTTTAGGAGTAAATATTTTACGCCCAACCCACATTCATATATGAATAGTGAGTGGGTACCAAAAAGGGATGCAGAGAAAAATATTACTGAGAAAATTGAGAGACTTATAATGAGACATAAGAAAAGTGAGTGTTTAGATTTACCAGATAAATCACACGTGCTAAGAGAGGTTAGCATGAGTCCACAGCAAAAGCGTGATTATAAAAAAATGGAAAAAGAGTTTATATTAGAGTTGAGGGAAGGTAATGTTTTAGCTGTTAACGCTGGTGCTAAGGTACAAAAGTTACAACAGATAGCTAGTGGTTTTATTTACACAGATGAGGATGGTAAAAGGGTAACTAAGCGTTTACATAACCAAAAGTTTAAAGAATTACAATCTATGCTTGAGGGTGAATTGGTTGGCGAACAAATTATTGTTTTTTGTAGTTATCAAGCTGAGATAGAAATATTTAAAGATACATATCCTAATGAGAGTTATATTATTGGACAACAGAAAACTGATGACCAAGAAGATAATATTGCCAGATTTAAATCTGGGGAGTCAAGAATATTGTTTGCTAACATGCAGGCGGCAAAATATGGTTTGACATTTACTAATTGTAATAATGTTATATATTATAGCCTGACATATAGTTTAGATGATTTATACCAAAGCCAAGAAAGAATACATAGAATAGGTCAAACAAAAAATTGCAACTACATTTATTTAATTGCTAAAGACACTATCGATAAAAAGATTTATCGTGCTGTTACTAAAAAACAAAGTTTAAATGATATGTTGTATGAGATGATAGAAGACGCTAAAAATAAAAGGATATAAAATGAAAATACAAGACAAAGCAACAAAAAAT